TCTATATCAACACAGTAAGAATGTAGGGCACTGGATATTGCTATCGCGATATGGAAAAACAATTGAATATTTTGATAGTTACGGTGGACATATAGATAAGCCACTGGATTGGATAAATGATAGCACAGAGAAAAGTCTAGGTGAAGCACCATATCTTTCAGAATTACTAAATAATGCTTCTAGTAAATACGATGTAATCTACAATGCCTATCCCTTTCAAAATACTTCTAAGGATATAGCAACGTGTGGAAGATGGGATGTCCTTAGAGTAAAGACGATTAAGGAGGATGGGTTGGGATTGAGCGATTTCATAGATATGTTAAAAGCAATAAAGGCCAAAACTAAATTATCATATGATAATATTGTCAGCGATTTAATCAACGGGATTTAATTCCCGATTTGTGCGGTAAATCCCAAGAAAAAATATGTTACGTTAAATAAATATGTTTAAAACATTCGCGGCAGATTTAAAATTCGGGCAAGGCTATGAGATGAACCTCTTAAAGTTTGTAGATCACGATGGATACGCACAGGCGGAAGGTGTATTCAAGAAGTGGGATATGAAACTATTCAAGGGCGATGCATGTACAACATATGAGGTAAAGGCGGATAGAATGGCTGTAAGGACGGGTAACATTGCTCTGGAATATGAGAGCAGTGGTAAGCCGAGTGGTATTAGAGCGACAACAGCGGATTACTGGGCGATATTCACAATAAGAAGTGTGGGAGACTATGACTGCTATATAATTCCGACATCCGTATTGAAAGCCAAGGCGGATTCAAGAAATTATAGATTTGTAGGTGGCTGTGAGAACAAGAAGAACAAGATGTATCTAATTCCCCTAGTAGAATTCGAAGAATATTTAATACTCCCAGAATATTCATACGAATACGATGATGCCTAAGCGCGGATTTAGATTTAATACTGTATTATTAACAATAGATTTAATACAATATTACTAATAATAGACTATTACTCGTATAAATAACGTTATTTATACGAGTATTTAATAATAACACTGTAATACTGTAATAAATCTAGTATTACTTTACTGTAATAAATCTAAGCACCCCTATAGTATACCACGGAATTAGTATTACTTATGGTTTATGGGCGGGGTTGTGATATTTAGGAGTGCTTAGATGTATTTATTAGATTTATTAGTGTCCGACTTCTTCTTCACGGACACTAAGGTGAGACTTACAACAAGTCGGACACTTACATTATGTGCTTGGTTACACGACGGCCACCGCTACGGGCACCACCCGACATACCATAGCCAACGGCCTTGAGGCCTTGAGAGGCTGCTTGCGCGATAGGATGATCAATATATGATAAGCCTTTACGGAGGGGAGTTGCTACAACATCGGCTACACCTTTAACAACGCGGCCAACCTTCTTAGCGCCTTCCAAAAGACGCGAGAAGAAGCCACCACCAACAAGGCGAGCCATTTCCGACTTGGCCATAGGCTCTTGGAGCGAGGCTTCAAGGACTTGTTGTTTCGAGAGAAGGCCGAGGTATTTACTAGAGACTCCCGATGCAGTTACGAAAGCACCCGATTGGAGAAACATAACGTTGAGTTCAGCATCAAACGCATCACCAAGGTTGTTTCTAGCAACTACGGTTATCTGAAAATTAAATGAACCGATACTGCCCGCACTGTAAAAATCTTCCGAAATTGAAATATGCTCACCAAAATTGAGCACTAGAGGTGTACCAGATGTAGCGATTTGGGTGAATAAACCAGTTACAGCATCTGTGCGGCTGGATACACCGTTGTAGGCTAACCAACCTTCCTTAAGGCCGGCTTCTTGAGCCATATTGAAGAGTTCAACCTTGCTGGCCGACGAAAGAAGGCCAGATTGGTTGTTGAAGAGAACCGAAACGCTTTCAATGCTAGCATAAGCATCGGGACTAGCATACGATAAATTTCCTTGTTTGGGGCGAACCCAAACAATAACCTTGTCTGGAATGCTCGAAAGTTGAATGTTGTTCGATGTAATAGTGGCGGCAGCACCGTTGGCGATGTTACCTTCGGCCTTAAGGTAGTTTGTGAATTCTTGGTAAGCAACAATGTTGGTTTCAGGGAGGAGATCTGAAGGGTGTGGTGTGAGAAAGCGGCATTCAATATACGAATCATTGTAGCGGATAGCCCCAACCGAGAAACCAGTAGCATCGAGACGACGGAGAGCACGCTTTCCTTGGGAATCGAGAGCCATCGTGAAGTTGATGTTGTTGATACCATAGATACCGGCGGACTTGTGTTCTTGCTCCCCATACAGGAACGGACTAAGCATTATCGGCTCGGTTACCGAAAATTTTATTGTAGCCGTAGTACCGTTAGCAGCGTTACCGCTGACAACTGTACATACTACACAACCACGGGGGTTGTATTCTGGATCAACGGCCTTGTCATAACCAGCGAAGGGGTTGTTATCGGCAGCGCCGATGGTTGAATATTTACCATAGTTATCAAGATATACGGCAGTCGTCGAGTTGTAGCGAGCAAGAGCCTTCTTGTCTAAGCAACGGAGAATGGGATCGAGAATTTGGTTAGTAGTCGATGAAACAGTGGTGTTGTTGATTTGACACGACATATTTTGGACTAATTGATGTAGGGGGAATGGAGCGCATACCGTGTTCTTACCCCATTGAACTGGGGTTTCTCCGGTAGCGGGGGTTGGGCAAGTAACATCAAACTCGATTTCCGAGTGCCATAGAAGGTGTCTGTCAAGAACAACCGACGTAGAGGGAAGGTTGATTTGATAAACATGCGACGTTGAGGAAGTCGATGTAGCGGGGAAGCGTTGAACCGATACGTTAGCACCACCCTTTTGGACGGCATACGTTAGAACATCGGTAGTCATAAGAATATCATCTTTAACGAGGATAGGATCGATTTGTGAGGCCATTTCTTTTTATACTATTACTAAACATTTTATTTTGGGAACTAAAATAATATATTTAAATGTTTGAGAAATTAATTGTCCGACTTCTTTTTAATTTTGCCTTAAGGGATTTCACAAGATGTCGGACAAATTACAATCCGTTGAAATTCTTTTTACGCAATAACATTTTAAGCGAACCACCAGCGCCATTCTTTAATAAGAATGGATGAATAAACCCTAACTTATCTTTCCAGAAGATACGAATATTGATATTTAATAGCCCACCGTTACTATTCAAGTCAAATAGACGATACTCACTCGATGGTGTATAATATAGAATAGCATTGGTATACTCATCACCTCTATCTAAGGGAATTTGAAAGTCCGTTAAAACGTTACTAATACCAGACTGTTGTAGTGTGGTTTGTAGGCTCTCTCCTAGATATGTTGGCGCACCTGTTTTAGATGGATTTATAGGTATAGTTGTAGTTTGGAACAGGATGCTATTTACTGGACTCCAGCCAGGGACACTAGAGCCTTCTTGGTTATATGTGTAATAATTAGTAAGGGGAGAACCAGCAGAATAAGTATCATCCCATTGATTGGTGTGAAATAACATAACATAGTTTTGTCCCTTTTCAAAAGAAGCAACACTGTTATTTATATATCTATATGGAAATGTATCAAATAAATTGTGAAGAGGTGTGTTAAAAGAAAGAAAAAAGTTACTGTATTGAACAGTAGCCAATGGAGAAGTAGGCCGCACAGGACGATTTTTATCATAAACCCAACTGTCTGGTACGTTAGCAGTTATCACACTACCGTTCCAATCAAAATGAGGAGCCGCTAATGGTATTTTACCTCCAACTGCTGTTGAAGTTATCGCATTTTTTGCGGTAAATGTAGCAAAAGCAGTGGCTATTGCCTTGTTTAACATTTCTAAGAAATTACCAATACTATGCATGTAGTAATATTGATTGTTATAAACGTCATCTTGTGATAATGGTTGTTTGGCCGGTGGAGTTAATGTTATGTCTTCTGGTTCAAATATAAGTCTTGTTGTTACAGTGGGTGCGTCTTCGGGGTAAAATACAATATTTGCTCTAGAGGCATCTGTAGTTGGATTTACAGCATTGTCCCAACCGATATTCACTATATATTCAGTGTCATTAATTGCTGTTCCATTCCCCAACTTGATTTGTGGAATGATTTGAGGTAAACCACTGTCTAAACTCCATCTCACGACACTTAAGTAGTAATCACTACAATTATCAACAAGTTGCGAAGTTTTTACTTGGTTAAATACAACTGGTATCGGATCTAAGTTAGTTGTAGAGTTGTTAATGATTTCACAGTCTATGTATTCGTGTGTAGCATTCTCATTGGTGTTATTAACTGGGTGGTATGAACCGTAATTTTGAAAACTATTCATTGCTTATATCATTTATTAAGATTTTTATTTCTTCTTCTTTGTATTTATATACAGACTTTGCTTTCCGGGCATCATTATACCAAAAGCACTTTTTTGTCTTGGTTCTGCGGCACTAGCAGCGGGAGCGGGAGCGGGAGCATAACCCCTATCTTCTCTCTCTGCTGTTTTTCTTTTTATTTCTTTATCTTTTTTTACTTTTTGTTCTGTATTCTGTGAAGTCATAAAATCACGATATGATTCGAACGAAGGTGCTGGTGTGTCACCAAGAGGATAACCGTATGCGGGTTTTCCGTGTTGTAATCTAGAGCCAGGCTCACTACCAGGAGTAAAATTTTTCTCTGGTTTTTTATCTAACATTTTTTGATAACTTTCCAAGTCTTCTCTCTTAGCCCCGCCTACATATACAGTCGCATGTGTCTTTAATAGACGACGGCCACCACCAGTAAGTCCTCCTCCAACTATTCTCCAAGATAAATTCTCATCTCTAGCACGTTCCCACGCATTCGTAAAAGATTCGATATCTTCGTCTAGAACAACGCCACTATTAGCAATGGTTCCTAAAGCATTTGCTATAATTTGATATGGCCACCAATTACCATTTTGATTTTCTAATCTACCGGCAACATCGCTATACACATTACGAAGAGCGCGTATGTTTTCAAGTGTTGGTACATTTGTAATTGGCCGTATACCAGCGGTATTTGTATTTCCAGATATGGATTTTTGATGTAACATTCTTTATATATATAGTATATATTAAAATGTGGCTAAATATATAAAGAATGGCCGCCGATATTGTTATTGCTACTTCTGTTGTTGCTACACTACTAGGGGCTCTAGGAGTGTTTTTTGCTCGTCTTGGAATTAAACACTGTCGCAGTTGTTGCTGCGAAAGTGACTGTATGAGCCCACCAACATCCCCTAGAGATTCTATCGCATCTAAAGATATTAAAATACCACGTAGAGGATTGTCTAAAATTATTAGCGATGTATTTAATAGAAAAATAAAAGAAGTCGATTTACCAACATTACAAAAAGAAGATACTAAAAATTAAATCTATTATATATATATAGAAATGTTTAAAAATCCTTATAACGAAGATATCAAGGCAAAAATGATGAATATTAATCGCGCCGCTATTAGAAACGATAAGAAAGTATCTACCAAAGGACTTCTTAATGTTTCATCTACTGGTGTAATTGGTGGTGCCCATCCGGCTTCTGTAGGCCGCCCCATTGGTGGTGGTGATAATAGTGTGATGAAGGTACTACGTGGCGTTCATAATATGGCTGGTGTACTTAACCGTCGCATTGGTGGCGCTCGTAAAGCCTCGCCGTGGATAGAACACGTCAAGAAATTCGCCGCTGATCACAAAATCTCCTATCGCGATGCTCTTCGCAACCCCAAATGCAAAGAATCATACAAAAAAATGTCCGGGGGAGCATTATCTGGTGGTGCTGATGCCGATAATACGCCCGTAAATACTGCTAATTTAGCAGTATCTACTATGCCTTTAATAACACTAGTCGGCCTTGCTAGAGGGCCAAATGGAAGCGAATGGTTACAAGATTTGTCGCCAGTCGCAAAACAAATCGTTTTACGGCGACTAAGTGAGTATGATGCCGTAGTCCACCAACTTCATATGAATGAACTTGATGACGAGGGTGTCGATGACGATAACGTTGGAGCAGGCCGGGGTGGAGCATTATCTGGTGGCTACCGTACAAAGGGCGCTAGTGATAAGAAGCCCCGTAAAACGAGTGCATGGGTTACATTTGTCAAGGAGTATGCCGCTAAACACAACATATCCTACCCTTGTGCTATGAGCCAATGTAAGGAAGAATACAAAGCCTCTAAGGAAGCCGCTAAAGCCGCCAAACCCAAGAAGCGTCTTATCCGTAAGAAGGCTCTCGTAGTAGAAGCCCCCCCCGTTGTAGAAGCCCCTAAACCTAAGAAGCGTCTTATCCGCAAGAAAACGATTGGCGAAGTTCCATCATATGTAACCGCGTAAATACTTGTTTATTTATATTAAAATCTTTATTATTAATATAAGTAAAATGTTATTGTTCCAACATAGAAATAATGAAGCCGTTGAAGAAGACAACCGTGCCCAACGCGAAGTTATAAATAGAACGAAAAAACAAGTCGCCCTATTTAGCAGCGAAGAAGCCCAAGAGTTTTCTCTAGACAGAACTCAGTTAAACGAAATTAAAACGAAAATCACCAACTTTAACAATGCCGTTAATGTAGCCATTGATAACTACCAAAGTGGTAATGACGAAGGAAGTGTTGCTAAACTAGAAGAAAAGTATGATATGCTTGCCCTTTATTTAGACAGTCTACCGCTAAATTCTATTATCGGGCCCGAAAAAGAAGAAATTCTTAATATGCTTGATACTTTCTTACCCCGCCTCAAACAACTAGCCATTCACTACAGCGGTAATGATGCCTCTTTCTACGAAAAACGTGTTACGCAAATCATTCTTGAACAATTCAATGATAACACGTACCAACCTATTGGAACACTTGAAACGGCTACTACCGAACCCAACGTTGAACAAGACATTAAGGACGTTTTAACCGAAATGTCAAATGATTTAGCCACACTTGATTTAATGAAGGAAACTCTTACTCGCTTACGCCAAGGAAAACAATTCTATTCCAAGGAACGTCTATCTATACGATTAAGTATCGAAAAAATCAAGAAAGCCCTCCAAACTAGACTAGTCAATGGAGACTTTACTACACAAGGGGCTATTGAACAAATTAAAAAGATTTCTGATAAATACTATGAATATAGCGATCAATTAGTCGATATTAAGAAAGAATATGACGATAAATATTCTAGCAGACAACCTGATGCCGGTGAGGCACCAGAAGCCGCCGCCGGTGAAGAACAATAATTATTTTCTCCAAAGTTGTCCGACTTCTTTTTATTTTTTGCTTAAGGAGGATTCAAAAGATGTCAGACAGATTTCTTTACATAATAAAATCTAAGGCTAATATATATTTAATATGAGCCTTACATTTATTAAAAAAAAAGCAGCACCCTTAGCAGTTATTAAGGGCGGTAAGTATGATGGCGACAAACTCTATCTTAGTGATAAAGTCCCCGAGGATGACGGCAAGACATTTGAGAAAATACATTTAACCGACGGTGTATTTCAACCCGTTGTAAATACTACCAAAGAAAGAGAGATTGGAATGATTGTAGGGGCTAGTGGTAGTGGTAAATCAACATATGTACGTAAATACTGCATGGAATACAAAAAGTCATATCCGAAACGAGATATTTTTATGTTTAGTAATTTAACCGAAGATAAATCCTTAGATGATGTAGGCATCAAGCGCATCATTATTGGCGAAAATCTTCTTAACGAACCATTGTCGGTTGAAGACTTCTCCGACAGCCTTGTTCTCTTCGACGATACCGATGTCATCCGCGACAAATACATTAAAGAAGCCGTTTATCAAATTATGAACGAAATCCTTGAAACCGGTAGACACCACAAAGTATCCGCTATTGTTACTAACCATCTCGCAACGGGCCCGCTGCTTAAACGCATCCTTAACGAAGCCCACTGGTTTGTCTATTTTCCACATGGAGCCACCCGATCCACTAAATATGTCCTAGAGGCATATGTTGGCGTGGATAAGAAAGATGTTGCTAAAATCAAATCCTGCCGTAGTCGATGGGCGTGCGTCTTTAAAAACTATCCTAGTTGCGTAGTTACCGAGAAACACTGCTTTATGCTCACAAGTGATGATTAATTTATTTTCTATAGTTATTTGAAAATACTTTTTCGCAAAAAGTGTCCGACTTGTTTGTAATCGAGCCTTAAGAGGATATCACAAGAAGTCGGACAGATTTCATAAAAGAGTTGCGATAATCTTTAACTTACTAGAAATGCTGTCAATCTTATCTAGGAGTTCTTGTAGTTTTCTAATCTCTTCTTTATCCATAGTATTAAATATATATTTTTCGCGTATATATTTAATAAATAATAATCTTACGTATAGTAATGTCTACTAAAACAAAAGGAGGTAAAAAAGTATTTGTTACGTGTGAGTGTGGCTTCGAATATCTTAAACTAAGTGAAAAAGAACACTTGCGGACTAAAAGGCACGAGATGATATTGGCTGGAACTTGGAAGGAAAAGGAAAAGCCTGAGAATGTATTTATGTACTCTATGCCTTAGTCAAAAAATAAAATTAACGGACACACAATGACACCATTATTTAGATTACAATCCACACCAATATCGCTTTTAATAAGCATTTGTAATTTATTTGTATCTTCATTATCCCACTCTACTGGATAGTCTTGTTCTACCGTTACAGGCAAGTTTTCACTGTCGATAGCAGCCCTTATTTTTATTTTTAAATCATTAATAATAACCTTTTGAGGACTATTGTCCAATGAGGCAATAATTAAATTCTTTACTTCGTCTTTAAAACTCATTTATTTTATACATAGATTTTAATTAATAAACACCATCGTCATAAACAGTAAATGTTGCTGATAAATTACATGCAACCGCACCCGTAGCAGCAAGTCTATAAAAAATAACACTATCTCCATACTCTAAATTATAAGCACCATTGTAGTTATATACTCTAGTGAATGGACTAGTTACTTGTAAATATTGAAATAATGGATTAGATACATTGTTAAGAGCATCTCTTAGAAAAATTTGAAGACTTAAATCACACAACACGGTTGCTGGCGTAGAATTTACATTACGGAAATAATCTATACTAGATAATTTGGCTCTCTTGCCTCTAGGACACATATAGCGATAGTTAATTTTACTTAGTAAACTACCAAACAAAATACATTCACCATAACCAGATGCAAATCCAGTTGGGGTAGCAGTTAAAGTTGTAGCATCTAAAGCACCACTTATAATCTCCATATCATTTATATTTCTGTATGTTCCAACAGTTGTCTTTGATGTATCTCCAGCAGCAAAAGAAATATTTTCTATGACTTCATCGTAATTACTATCTATAGCATATATTCTAACCGTAAAAGTAGAACCAGCGGCAGAAACGACTAAATTATATTGTATTAGATGGTTAATATAGGCTGTTAAAGTTATTGCTGCTACTCCATTTGTAATAAATGAAGCAACAGCAGAGTTAAGACTCGCGTTTAGTGTGTGTGTTTGAGGTTCTGTTTGAATGATTTTAATACATTTATCATTTGTATTCGTAGTTGATGTTTTGCATACTGTTTTTAATGTATAATTGATATCTGCTAAGTTGTTATCCATTTATATTATATGATATTTAATTTATACCTATTAAATATTTTATATCTTATCAGGCATCATATAATGTAAAAGTAGCACTAATGGAACAGTCTGTAGCACCAGAAACTGCCTCTCTATAAAACATAACACTATCACCATATTCTAATACGCAACACCCATCTATATTATATGTAATATTAAATGGCGATAACACTTTTGGATACCTAAAGGCTGGAGCCGATCTAACTATTTGTTCGGCAGTTGAATCTACCCGCCTAAATATTTGGAGTGTTATATCGCCACTTAAATGAACTGGTGTAGCATTTACGCAACGGTAGTAATCAATACTAGATAATTTAGCAACTTTACCCTTGGGGCACATAAAACGGCAATTCCATTTTGTTGAACCATTGCCAAATATAATACACGTTTGGTGAGCCAACGATTTTGTAACATTTAACTGATTTGGCCCCGCCGTAAGACTTAAATTACTATTTAATGAACCACTTATAATTTCAATATTATTTAGATTTCGATAATATCCAGATGATATTCGAACATTTATACCCGAAGAGAAAGGAAGATCTTCAATAACCTCATTAAAATTTTCATCGATTAAATATGCCCTTAACACAAATGTAGAACCAGATGCGGATGCAACAAATTGGAATTGTTTTAAATACACGCTATAATATTCACCCAAGTTTACATCATTACCATAAGGTAAAATCAGATATGATGCTAGAGCAACAGATAATCCAGCATTTAACGTATATGTTTGAGGTTGCGCTTGAATTATTTTAATAGACTTGTCATTTACATTATTATTATTTCTACATACGGTTTTAAATCCATAATTAATATCTGGTAAATCATTGGAACTCATTGTTATATATATGTGATATATTTTTTACAATGTATTAATCTCAAACGTTGAATCTATCGCAGAACTTGTAGAAAAAGTTGTTACGTTATAAAATACTATTACTTCTCCTTCTTGTATAAGGTAATTGGGATTATTAAAATTTTGTGAATAAACACCAGTAATACCTGGTAAGTATAGCAACACATTCGGCTTTAGATTTGTTCCAGCATTGTATTTGTTGTACTTTAATAATAATAAATCTGATCGGGCATTATTGCGGTAGTAATCTATACTGTTTAATTTCGCAGTCTTGTTTTTAGGACACATAAACATACCAGAATATCCTCTAAAACCAGAATATTGGTGTATAGTAAAACTTAAACCAGATGGGAAAATAGCAGTTGGTTCATATGTACAAAGAACACTTCCCGAACCTGTTCCAGATATTTTCTCAAACCCATTAACAAATCTAACGGGAAAGGGTATTTGAATATTATCATTAACCGTACACAATAAATCAACTGTCCCCTCATTGTAATCTCCATCTATATAATAAACTCTAATTCTGGCTGTTACAGTAGTCGCTCTAAAATACCATCTATCGTTAAACCAATCGGTAGGAGTAAAGGCTACCGTATTTAAATTAATTGTTGCGTTATTGTTAGTCGCAATAAAATTATTAGCGGCAGTAGTAGTTGTTCCATTGACACGTATTGTAGTTTTACATGCTCTTGTTGTTTTTATTACTTTTTGATTAATATCAAAAATTTCATTAAGTGTTATAGATTTAAATAGTCCAGTTATATCACCAGAATTATTACTCATTTATTATAGATGATATAATATTAGCCAGAGAAAACCGTAGCATATACATTGGTAAATGTTTCACTTGAGTTATTAATTATTTGTATTTTTCGAAATGGACTCAAATCAATATATGAATAACCATAGCGAAATGTCGAACCACTTGGACGAGATGGCGATAATTTTAAAATAGGCATACTATAAATTCCACCTTCTAATTCAAAACCAAAAAGATATACTGGCTCAAGACTATTTATGTTATCGTCTTGATATGAGAAAAAACTATTTTTTCCATAATTAGTTATAATAACTTGATTAGATACTCCTCCTCCCCCAACAATATTTCCACCATTTTTTACATTACTAATTTCACCATTTCTATTTGAAACACTAGTTGTGCTTACTGTTCCGGTTGTTTCAACTTTTAATCTATCACTTACAACCCTTAATTCTGACAAGGCAGTCTCTTCTAGACGTTTTTTACTATTTAGAAAAGCAACTTCTCTAGTTCGTCCTAAAGATTGATCGAAAAATCCAAAATTCTGAACTAATATTTGACAATCTGTTCCATTTGGAGGACTTGCTTCTAACCGAATCCATTTAATTATTTCAGAATTTAACTGAGGGCCTTCACCAGAATTAAATGCATATTTAATACCTGGAACATTAGAACGCAATTCTGGATCTCTATTACCTATATGAACAAGTATTGTTTCGCCAGAACGTAAATCTAAAAAATCTTCGCTCGTTATTCTATAATACCAAACACTTCTATAATTTGGACTAGCATCACCAGAACCCGTTGGAAAACTATAAACCGCAATAATAGGCATAGATAAAATATCATAATCAAGTATATCTGGAGTAATTATAAAATAAGCATCTTTTAATTGTGTTTTTGTCATAAATTTTTGTGCTAAAGTAGTTGGATGTAAAGCATTAATGTATCCAAAAACACTCCAGTTTTGGACTTGGGCATTATTATAAAACCACCATCCTTCTCGTCCAATTGGATCTGGTAAAGGAGGATAAGTGCTCCAAGTAGAATAAATAGCCTTTTGGAGAACTAAATCAATTGGTGCTTCGTTAATAGCATTATCGAGTTGGTGAACAAATGGGTGGCCTTTAGAATCTAGATATAATACAACATCATCCGTCCCATCATTTCCATAAACCTTAGTATTTAACATAGTGTTTGTAATATTCGTATCTAAAGCAATTTTTTCTTCATCCACAACTGTAGATGTTAATGCGTTAATAACATCACCGTTTGTTGTATAGAGACACGCCGCTACATCTAAGCCTACACTAGTTTCTGATATAAATGATGCTGTTACACCAGTGCCATCCGAACTATAAACACGCCCATCACACTGTAATTGATCATCTACGGTTAGCAAATAAATATCCGAACCATTCGTATTTTTAATTCCAATAGCAGTATTTGTAACATTAACATTTAGAGCATTGGATGTAATATTTACACCCTTAACATTGACATCTAGAGCACTATTTGTTGCTAATATAGCATCACCATTACTATCTTCGATTTGGACAACCCCCCCACCTCCTCCTCCACCGCTACTTACACTTAAAACTCCGTCTGTGGTACACTTTAGTGGGTATCTTTGTTCATCTGCAGCAGTTGCATATAATACGACGTTTGACATTTATATTAAGCATAGAAATTAAATCTATTAAATAATAAATGCTCACCAAAGAACAAAAAAATATATATATGAAACATTACATAGCACACTGTAACTATTATGAATGTCCCCTGTGCGGTTCTAAGGTTAAGACTTGCTACGTGCATGTACATAAGAAATCAAAGAAGCATAAAATGCTTAGTAAATTTATAGATGAGTTTAAGATTTAATAAAATAAAAATCTTAATTAAATATAAATGCCCCCAAAAATAATTCTTAGCACCGTTATCGAACAAAACCTCAAGGAAAAAGGATTGTCCGATTCATCCATCAATCTTTATCTAAGAAATCTTAAGAAACTTAATGGCGGAGAAGAATACAGCAACTTTAAATTTATTAGCAAGCCTGAAGAAACAATGGCTCGCATTAATGACTTGAAAGATAACACCAAGCGCCAATATTTAATTAGTATCGTCAGTTCACTCAACTCCTTTGGCGACAAGTATAAAACACTCGCCAACAAGTATTACAAGTTGATGATCGAAACCGCCAAGAAGATTAGTTCTACTCCAACTATTGTGGCCAGCGAGGCACAAAAAGAAAACTGGATGGAATGGAATAGTGTTATGGAAATTTATAATAATCTAAAAAATAGCCTAAATTTAACTAAAAAGAAACTAAGCGATGGTGACTATTACAAACTTATAGAGTATGTAGTTCTTTCACTATTTGTGCTTACTCCTCCACGCCGTAATATGGACTATATGAAAATGCTTATCGCCTTCAAAGATACAAATGATAAAAACTACAACTATTTTGTCCCCAGTGAGAAAAAGTTCATCTTTAATGTATACAAAACCGATAACAAATATGGCGAACAAGTTATTGATGTTCCAGAAAATCTACTAGGTGTTCTAGGTGAATATATGAAGCATCATCCACTTATCAAAAAGAAAAATAATACAAATGTCCCACTTCTTGTTACTTCTACTGGAGAACCATTCACGGTTCAAAATACCCTTACACGTATTCTAAACAAGATTTTTAAGAAAAATGTCAGTTCCAGTATGCTTAGACACATCTATCTATCATCTAAGTACGGCGATGAACTCAAAGAACGCGAGAAAGATGCCTCGATGATGGCGCACAGCGTTTCACAAGCCTCTAGTTACATTAAAGATGTGTAGTTTTTTCTTATAGCCGTAGCAAATACTTTTTCGCAAAAAGTGTCCGACTTCTTTTTATTCAAGCCTTAATGGAATATCACAAGAAGTCGGACAGATTTCATTTTAATACATATAAAGCAAAAATGCCCCAATCCCCTTACCTGTTACGGTAAGAGGATTGGGGCATTTTTATTCTACAACAGACTACAATTTCTAACTATTTACTCGCTATCAGTGCTATCCACTTCACGCCACTCACCAGCATCTACGGCTTTGTCACGACACTGCTCGCAATACCAATCGCTTTCGCGTTCGTTAAAGTATCCACACTGCGAGCACATATTCTCAATGCTACAATCCCTGCATGAACCAAGGGTTTCCATAAAGTTTGATTCGCGGTGACACACATCGCACCGAACACTCGTAAGTTCATTTTCCAGACGTTCCTTTTCGTCTTCCGTAAAGTATTCAAAATCATCCCGCTCGAAATATCCATTCTCAATATACCAAATAGCCGTATCGACACGTTCCGGGCACTTCTTAAACGTAAAGTCCATTGGGTGACACTTTCCGCGAATATCGACAGCGGTTGTACAGTTGCACGGATCCGTAAGTGCCTTCAGCATTTCTTCCTTAGCGCAGGCCACAGATACCTCAATATCTTCTTTAGAATATCCTTCCTTCTTAAGTCCGCGCGTTAGAGAATTACCAATATGGGCTTGATGCTTCTTGATAAGGTTTTCCGGGTTCGCAAAGAACTCGGCAAACTTTTGGGTTGTGACGGTAGACATAGTCGTTAAAGGTTCGAGTGGTGATGGGCAAAAATATAAGCCGGATCAATTTTATGCTAAGGCACGAGAAATTCCTGAATGTTCCTTTTTCCTGAATGTTCCTCCCCGTGCCTTAGGGGAAAATTGACGGCGCTTATATTTTTGCCCCCCACTATCGAAAAATGGGCATCTACTATGGTGGTGACATTGAAGGCAAACTCACGGGCTACGAACCCTTCTTCGACTGCGACGAAACTGGTTTGTTCGGCGAAGAAACCACGCAAGAACTACAATACAGTGGTTGTCATTGCTTATACGAAGAAGACTATGAATACCCAGACTATTGCGAAGATTGTTACGAAAGCAAGGAAGAACACCTTGCGGATATCGACGGCGATGACACTATCCGCGTCGGCCCCACTATTACCTTTTGTTACAACAAAAGCCACATTACGACGATTGAAGACGAGGTTGAATATACATTTAATATGCTAGTTAGCAAATACGATGTTGATTTTGATAAATTAGAGTTTAACATTGACGGCAAGGACTACGACTTTAACAAAGAGTATTTTTTCGGCTTAACATCAAGCCACGAAGCCTATCGCCTTATCTACACGTATTGTATCGGGAAGCAAATTCTTAACCGCCTCTACAACCACAACGAATGTCATATTTGGGTTGATTTGGAATAATAGTTAGAAATGTAGTTATAAAAATAAATAAAAAAAGCCCCTACTCCCCTACCGTAACTGGTAAGGGAGTAGGGGCTTTTTTTATTTTATATGTATCCATCAGAAATCTGTCCGACTTCTTGTGTATCTCTCTTAAGCCGTTGATAAAAAGAAGTCGGACACTTTTTGCGAAAAAGTATTTTCCATCTATTCAAGAAAACAAGGTTCAAGGGTGGCTTTCTTTTTGATAATGCGTTTCTTTGGCTTTTCAACAACCTCTTCGGGCATATCAGGTATATCGGCAGTGCGTGTAAGCATTGATAGTTCGGGGCGTTCTAGATAATCGCTGATAATCATGTGATGCTCTAATGTATACTCATAATCGTTCTTGCGCTTGCCGTCTTCATCGGCAGGTAGTTTCACTTCACGCTTTTTAAGATCAAACCCGTACATCTTAAGGTGAGAGGCTAACAATAGGTGTAAGTTCTTGGGTGTCTCATCGCGGTTTTCTCCAAACGTCGCAACAAATGTCTTCTCTTTGAATACTTTCCATAAATCACTCCATACACTACTAAGTAACTTGCGGCGCGACTTGTCGATTTCGTCAATGCTCGTGCCCGAAACGGTATAACCAAGAGCACGAATAAGCCCGCGGATCAAGTTAATCTTGAGAGGAACAAACTTCTTGAGGTATTCGGTATCGGGAATAGGCTCTTTAACGGCATATGAGGTAATATTGCGGAAGTTATAAACGTTTTCACGGCACCCATATAGTTTTTTCATCACTTCTTCGGTAAGAATGTCGATGTTGAATGTTTTGCGGTAAAGGTACGCCGTAACACTGCGTTGTTCTTCGATGCTCAAGTCGCTATTGCGGGACTTTGTCATATAGAATTCAAATGCCGCCTTATCGAGCATATCGGCATCTACGATATCCTTGATGTTGTTTACTTTGATATCGGCGCGTGAAACGGACTTCTTCTTCGGCTTGTCATCAAGGTATTTATAGGTATGCCCCTTCGCCAAGAGCGTCTTAATCATACCAGTAATGAAAAAGTTCTTGCTGTTAAACTTCTCAACACTGTTGTGAATGAGGGTGGTAGTTAGATGTGTAAGTTCAATGCCTTTCCATTCGCTGGTTCGCATATCGTTAAAGCGCCAAAGGGTATCGTCAATCTTCCAGTTCATTGTAGTTGGAACAAATACGTTGATAACGTCCGTTTTAAAGTCGCGGATGCGGTTAAGCATTTGAAAAAAGGCACGATAACTAGTAGAGTTGTTGGAGATAAGGGCGAAGCAATGGTGGAAGTATCCTTTCGTATCAAAATCAACACCGGCTTCAACGACTGGGGTATAGATTAGAATGTCGCAATGCCCCCAATACATTTTAACGTTACGCAATACATCGCGGTTGCGTTCTTCACTGTTGTGGATAATACATGCATAACCTTTGGCGGAATACTTCTCATACATAAACTTGCTTTCGTCTTTAGTCATACAAATAACGGCAACGGGTTCTTTGGCCTCCATTGCGGCTTCGATAAGAGCATCGAACCTGTCAATGTCTTTGGTGAATACAAACTCCTTGCTCGTTCCACTAAATGTGTTTTCGTATAGTTTATAGCCACATTGGAGGCCAGTGATAAAGTCATAGGCTCTGTCACCCATATCACCATCAAGGCACATAATCTTCTTTGAGCCGTTGAGGATTTTAATAAGCGTAGTGTGAATCGTGTGTTGGTTAATCTTTTCGAATGAGAGGTGGTTAAGAAGCCCTTCGGTTTCATCAAGGACAACTAAATCGTATGAATTATATACAATGACACTGTCGCCGAAATCGTCATTCGTTAAATCTGTAAGTTTGCCGATACTGTCAAGTTGTACAATAGCACGATCAGCGTCTTTAATGGTTGCTTTGTTACCAAGGTAACATTTGAAGCCCATACTACCAAGTTCATCCGTAAGAGAGTTGGCTAAGGATTGGCGATATGTAATGAATAAGACGCGTTTGAATACATTGCTCTTGACGATTTGTTTAAAGGCGTGCGTCTTGCCTGTGCCGTAGATACTCTTGATGCTAATGATTTTAATGTCCTTGCTTTTAATCCACTCATTAATGTATACAATGCCTTCTCCAGAATAAATGTATTTCTGGTTCATTTTAATTGTCTTGTCGGTATAAATGCTAACGATAAGAGAATTGTAAAAGGCATAGTTCTTACTATCGTTCTTCATGCAAAAGTAGAGGATGGAATTTCTATCGAAGTTAAGGTTGTAATCGCCCTTTCCATAGAAACAACGGCGGTTGTCGATTTCTGGGGCATCCTTGTATTTAATAGCGGTTCTACACGCAGCATCGAATAGTTTAAAAGCCTCTTCGCTGTTGTTAAGATGGCGTAGTTTATAGCCACTGTTAAACCAGTTCTTGTGTGTATCGAATAACTTCTTCTCGACATACACGTCCAATACTTTCTTAAATGCGTCGATATTGAAATATTCGACAATAATATCCATATCGATGATGATATCCTCATCGTTACTACGTTTCTTAGATAACGTAGATACCTCCTTAATGTTGCGACGCGCCCACTCGATAGCATACTCCGGCATATCGACTAGTTCGCCGCTCTTAATAATCTTGTAGTTGTATTCATCGCCAGTGTACATATGATGGTATTTGTCGCAAAAGAACAACTGCTTTGTATTGATATCGGCAATCTCAGTATCACCAATAAATACCTTGCCTTGCGACGGAAGCACATTCTCCTTCTTAAAATAGAAATGAAACCCGCCACGGGTTTTAACATAAAAGCCACAATCGGCCTTTAATTCAGAAAGGATGCCGCAAGCATCCGGGTTGTCAATATCAATGATGGAGATGTCGCGAGTATCTATTTGAACAGCGTTGGGTGTGAAACCCTCGCCAATCATCTTACTAAAGGCTACGTAGTCGGGCTTAAAAACATTCCCATAAACCTGTTGCTCGATAGTCGTGTAACCAATGCTCTTCTTAATCTTTCCTTTGTCGTTCGTATAAGCAAAAATATAGTTCCAGAACCATTTTAATCCGATGCGCTTAAATTCTTCTAAGGACTTTTCCATCTTTATTTAAGCCCAGATAATATTTCCGCCGATTGGCCGAAAAAATATAAGCGCCGTCAATTTGTACGGCGGCAATTTTTCCTTGGGATTTTTCAGGAAAAATTGTGGATATTATAGATATTAATATGAATATGATATTAATATGAATATGTTTAGGCTGTAATAACGGTGGCTGTCATTTGTGGCTTTTTAACCTTGTAATAATACTCTAGTGATTTCTGCTTACGGCTTTCTCTAAAGGCTTCATTGTCCTTGTATTTATTATTTTTATATACAGTATCTATCTTGCGACGTAGAGCACGGAGTTCATCTTTTAAGGCACTTTTCTTAACAATTAGTTCATCCATTTTATATATAGTATACATAGAAAATAATTTTAAATTAAAACCGCCGAAAATACTTTTTCGCGAAATCTGTCCGACTTCTTGTGATATTCCTTAAGGCAAAAATAAAAAGAAGTCAGACAACTTTGGCGAAAATAATTATATTTGGATATCCATATATGGTTTTCTGCCGCCTACTTTCTTCTTAGTGGCTTCCTTGGGGCTTTCACTGCCCTTTCTCTTTCTTTGGATTGGAGCGGATGGAGCAACCTGTCGCACTGGAGCAGGAGCGGCTGGCCGTGGTTTATCTCCGGAGACAACCATATTACCAAAATATTGAGATAGTTCATCATCACTTACATCAGAACCACCAACCTTTTTCTTGCCCTTACGTTTACCGCTTCCTTTTAGGCGTACAAGTTCATCGCCAACCATTTTATATTTAATATGTGGAAAGCGCGTTAGACGATAAATGTCTGGTTCATCTGTTTCTTCGATTTCTTCTTCTTCGTCCATTTCATTTTCTGGATGGTATTCTTGTAATTTACTTAAAATTTCTGGTGGAATATGTAGTCCTTTCTTTCTGGCGGCTAATATAAAAGCCAATACATGTTTTTCATATTGACTATCATATTTACCCTTACCTGTTAATTTATTAATAGTAGCACCTATATTTGTAACGGATTTTACAATATATTTAGTAGTAGGAGATAAGGCATCGGCTACCTTAGACAAGTCTTGAAATAAAAAGTCCTTTTCGGCCGTTCCGTATAAACCAGCGGCTTCTAGGATATATTTAATAAAATACTGACAATTGTTGTTAAATGCGTCGTAACTAAAGAACTTAGCATCATTTCCAACGGCAGTTCTGGCTCCATTGATAAAATCATAGACAGTCTTGCCTCCAGTATACCCAGCAACCTTAAAAACATCAGTATCCTTTTCTGTTTTGTATGTATCGCTGATATTAATGTGATCGCCTTTTTCGACTATAATTGTCTTGTTATTGGATAGTTTAAAAACAAGAGCAAGATGAAAGAGTTTATCAAATCCATATTGTTTTAATAAACTATTCCACTTACCAAAGGTAATAGCATTAATAATTGGAGATACCATATGATTAATTGGACGGCGATAGATGAATATTTCATCTACTTGAACGTCACCATATTGCTTTAAAACCCCACTACTGGCGTTATTGAATCCATCTAATCTTGGGCTAAAGATGCTCTTTACTTTTTGAATACCTTTCGATACCAAATTTCCAATATCTGAGAAAATACCAGCGCCTTGAAGGTTCTTGTATTGTGGCTTTAATGTTCCATAAATAATCATCTTATCTTTGTGATTCTGTTTAAAAAATGTCTTTGGGATAAAACAGCGTGCTGGTAAATGAGTAAGTACAATAAGTGTCGAGGTTTCTTTGGGCTTACCAACATAGTTAAAATCTATTAGATTACTTTCATCGAAATAACGTTTCTTTAGTTGAATTTTATGAATACCAAGATATTCATCGATTTCTTTAGAAGATTCCATTTATATATATTAATATTTTTATTTTTTAATATTTGTTAATAAGTTTCTTAATATATGATACAAGTCGTTCCTTAGTTTTGATTTTATTGTGGCCTATATATCCTAAATTAGTAAGAGAACTATATAAATCTTCGAAACTGTAGTATTCCAATGTGTTTTGTGGGAGCATATAAAATTATATAGAAAATTAAATCTATAAAAATACGATTATAGAATTAATGAAAATACTGTAAAAAAATAATTATCTGGGGATATAATAAATGACTTCAAAAGTGATAGATGGGTATACATACTCGCGTAGCAACAAAAAAGGTAAAAAATTAATGGTTACAGTCAATAATAAGACTATCCACTTCGGTTCGGCTGATTATGGCCACTATTTCGATAGGACGGGGCTGTTGCCGGTATCTGGAAATCACGAGGATGATAAGCGGAGATTGTCCTACTTAAAACGTTCTTCTAAAATCAAAAATGCGGATGGATTTACTATTAACAATCCAGAAAGCGCCAATTACCACGCAATAAGGATATTGTGGTGAGGATTGTCTGACATCTCCAGAATCTTCATTAAGGAACGAATAAAAAGAAGTCGGACAGTTAGCGGCGAACAACGGTAGGTGCGGGCATTGCTCTAATAAAATAGCCAGCGCCATACATACGGCCACCAGTAGGAGCATCTGGTTGTTCATCTTCTTCTTGCATGTTACCGTCTACTTCATCTTCATTTTCTTCATTGGGTTGTGCGGCGGCTGCCGGAACAGCCGGATCGGCTCTACCAACAGCATTTTCTAAATTAGTGAAATCTAATCCAGAACGTAGATCAAGACTAGCATCTTGCCTTAATACTCGTCTAGCATTATTTAATAGTCTAAGCGCTTCAGGTGTTCCCCACGCTTCAGTATCTATAATATTTTGAAGCAAATTAGCATATCTAAGCATACTGTTTCTGGTATCTCGTGCTATTGTGTTGGTGCTTGCTGATTGTGTTAAGAATCCTGCGAAAAGTCTTAACTTATCGCGTATAACTCTGAACTGCATGAATGTGGCCATTTATTATATATAACATATTAATTATATAATATATAATAAATGGGTAAATCAAAATATCTTAATGAATTATTGGGAAATGGAACATCAACTAGTCAAGCAAAAGAATATGAAGGTATGGCTATTGGTGACGATTTAATAAAAAAATATATTCCTAATGCGAACATAATAGTCAATAGTGATTTAGTACGCTATAGTAGCATCGAGCAAGTATTACCAAAGCCCATGGACTTTGCCTTTATTCTATATCAACACAGTAAGAATGTAGGGCACTGGATATTGCTATCGCGATATGGAAAAACAATTGAATATTTTGATAGTTACGGTGGACATATAGATAAGCCACTGGATTGGATAAATGATAGCACCGAGAAAAGTCTA